TTCCTAATTGTTACTATGTGGCCACGGATCGCTACCATCTACAATCATAGGTGGTTGTGGTGTGAATGTTGATGGAAGTTTAACTCCAGTGGGATTATCTATCTGTTCCTGAGTGGGAACAATAATATGAATAGGTGTTCCTTCCCTCTCAAACTCCTCATTCATTTTTATATATGTTTCTGGTGTAATCTCAATCCTTTTTCTTTCAGTCATTTTTCAATAAACTTTTCAAAAACTTTTGTATTTTTTCTTTTTGTTCAGGATTACCAGGTCTTTTTGCATTTTTACTATGCATCTTCTGATATTGATGATTTGCTAAGTTATCTAAAAAATCATGCATTAGTCTCTTTGCCTCCAATCATCAGGTTTGTCTCTATTGAACCAATCATTAATATCATCGGCACTATCGAACCCAGTTCTATGATTACTAGGGTCTGGGTCTCCTAATCCCATCCTATTCATAAAATCATCCATCGTGCCTTCTTGGATGTCTTGCAGTGCTTGTCTCCGTGCCTTCTTTAACCATTCACGGGCAGTTGTATTTGCCTTAGATAGTTTCTCTGCCCAGATCATATCCTCCAACTTGACTTCTTCTTTATTTGCAATCTTCTTGCAAATGAATTCAAGTCTCAACCTATACTGTGTGGAAAGCATATGCTCTTTGCTCCGTCACTTGTTATTTATTTTCTTCATAATACTTGTCAATCTTTGCCCTGAGTTCTTTGGCAAGTTTGAGGTTCTTACGATACATCATATATTTTACCACAGGATTACTAGGATCATGTGTCAGCCACCACCATTTCCTTCTTATATTTGTAGATGCTAACTCAAGAATATAATTATATGCTCTGGCAACGTTTGAATCTGAAACAATGATATATGCCAATACACCAAAGATCAAGAACCAAACGTATTGAGCATTCATCAGTTGAACTCCTCGTTTCTACGTTGATCGAGGTAGGTAACGATTTCTTCTCTCCACTCCATCAATTCATGAAAACATTTTTCATCGTGTGCATATAATCGGAGTTCTGGATCAGGTTTTAACACACTCTCATAGAAGATAAAGAAAGCATCTTTGCGTTTTTGTTCCTTTTCGGTCATAGAAACTCCTCTAGAGTGGATGTACTTTTCTTTTTAATTTTAGATTCTTTTTTGATATAAGCAAGTGCTTGTTTATACGTCTTCACATCATGCACTTGTCTACCGTTATGTATAATGGCAAACCCTTTCTTATTTCCTGCCCACGGAATAGCAGCCCACATTCCATCGTTTGTTACATAACCATCAGGGTCTCCTATTTTAGGATCTAGAATACTCTGATGATGTATAAAAGGTTTTTGAAACTTAGTCATCAAGTGCACCGAGAATAAGAACAAGGAAGAAGAATCCTAGAACAAGACCCACAAAAAGTTGTGGTGTCATGAATGGAAACAATCCCACGAACCATTTCCAAGCACCCATTACAATAGCAGAACCAAATTTCCATGCTTCCCATACTAACCATCCACCGATTGCCAGAACTGCAAGACCACCAAATCCACTAGTGTCACTAGAATGATATGTTTCCTCAGGTGCCTCATACACATCCGCCGAGGAAGATTGATAACCACCATTATCAAATACTGCATTGACACTTACAACAGTAGCACCGGGGTTGCGGGCAAGTGCAATCTGACGAGCGTGTTGATAATCAACTGCCTCCATTTCTTCGTAAAAAGTTTTACCAGCAACATAGAGTTGAACTTTGCAACGCATGGTGTTCCCTTGATTACCTTGTAATTATAGCAGAGTGGAGAGGGTCGTGGGTAGGTCTTGGACTGTTTTCAAATCGTCCAGTCGGTCTCCTGCTTTCTTCCAAATCTCACGATAGATTGCATTAGAATCAGGAACAATTGTTGTATCAATCACCTTTGCAATACCATCATAGATCATGTAAACATCCTGTGGCTTTACACTGAATGAAATACGTGCAGAGTTAGTACGGAATGGTTTGCGATAAAAAACACTAGTATCTACCACAGCAATACGTGCACAAATAGGGTCAATCAAAATATAGGAGTGTGCCTTAGATTCAAACTGTGATGCACCACTAGCAGTCTTTTTAATGTCCCATTGTTTAGAATAAAACAGTGCTTTTTGATCCTTGCGTGGTAAAAACCCATTTCCTTGCGTTTTCACGTCCGTCAGGTGCTCTACTGCATAAACCCCATCAGGATCGTTGAAATCTTCCTTTATATTAGGTTTCAAGTCAATGTACTGCCCCACAATATCAATAAACCCATATTCAATTGTTTCACCACGGGCAAAACAGTCGATTCCATGTGCAGAAGGGTACTCTAGTGCCACCATCTTTGCCTGATTGCAGAAATTTTCATAAATTGCATCAGGCAGAGAACGAAGTTCTTGAACCAAGTCGAGTGTGGTTTTCATGATCAACGACGAACAACAGAGATAGCAGGTTCACCCTGCTGGAAAACGGTGTCAACGACTGCCTGAACGGACTTGGCAGTGCTGATACCCACTTTATCATAAACAGGGACACAGACCAACCCAAACGTCTTCTCAGACCCTCCTAGACGGATCACACGACCGATTGATTGAGAGATTCCAATGTAATCCATGTTACGCATAAACAACACTGCTTCTAGACCCGATACGTTGATACCCTCAGACAAGATAGAGTGATGCAGAACCACAAACTTCTTAGTGGAATCTTTACCCCAGGCATTCAGAGTGTTGAAAAACTCCTCACGATCAACCTTCTTACCATCGATAATACCACCAGTCTTAGCAGTAATATACATCACAGAATAACCACGTTGATGCATCTGATAGGTGAAATCAGATTGTGATACTAACTTGACAATCTGCTTGGTAGAACGTGCACAGATCAGAATCTTGTTAAGTGAGTTCTCATCAATACTCTCAATCAGATTCTGTGCATCACGTTCTGCAACATGTTGCTTATCCTGAACCATCTCCAGTTGCTTGACTACAACCTTAGGAGGTAGGATATAACCACCCTCAACCAACTTAGGTGCAGGAACATTGCAGATTACGTTACCATAAACCTCTGCATCATTCATTCCTGGTTTGAATACAGTAAGAGAATGCTTAGGAGTAGCAGTAAAGAAAAAGCAGCGCAACTCAGATACACTAGCAAAATGTTCGGTAGGTGTAAAGAAGTTGCGTTGTACACTGTTATGTGCCTCGTCGAAATAGATTGTATCTACCTTGATACCAGACTCTACAATACGATGCAGAGAGTGATAGGTAGTAAAGATAATACGATTACGCTTCCAAGTCTGTACTGCCCAGTCATAAATGTATGCTGGTTTAGTAGTAGATTCATGATTAGTTTCTCCGCTATGAACATGGAGAATACGAACCATAGGATCAGTAATGATCTCTAGGAACTCGGAACAGAGTTGATTAGCCAGCAGTATCCTAGGAGCAACAACAACAATAGTCTGAGGATTGTTACTCTGAAGTTGTGTTTTTGCATCGGTAATCATGCAAAGAGTCTTACCACCACCAGTCGGAATAATCAACTGGCCTTTGGAGTGCTTGCCCATAGCAGCAACGGCATCCTTCTGGTGGGGTCGCAAGGTGAGGGTCAAGTCATCTCCGTATCAATATGTATATTATAGCAGAAAACCGTCCCTGGTGCGACCCAGTGGACGGTTTGGGAAGTGGTTCATTCCTCCCAATCTTCTGGTGCATTGAGTCTTCCTTCCATAACCTCTTTTCTTTCATATTGAATGGATTTTGCCATTTCCCGAGCCCACTCCCGATCAAGTTCTGAACCAGTAGCAAAAACATGCTCGGCAAATGGAATAACTTTCTCCTTGAGGTAAGCCGCGTATCGTTGATTCCGGTTCCAATTCAAATACAATTGCTTAAGATCTTCCGCATCCCGCCAAAGTCGTTGGGTCATACAGTGGTTATCAATCAATTCTTTAGTTTCTTTTGAGATGTTTTTGTATTCTACCTTTTGCATCTCCCAAATCCTTGTATTCATAGGCGAATAATAAGAATAAACACTCCTAATTAAATCATCAGTGAGATTTACATTTTTTACAAAAGGTATCTCAAATATCGGTCTAGTCCAACATGTATTTCCATACTTGTATTTTTTCCACAATGCCTCAATAATCTCTTGATCATCGGAATTATTTGAAAACCATTCCATGATCCAAGAATCATATGTATACTCTGGTGAGCGTGCCGTATGATATTTGGGATTTGATTTCCACTCACGCTTGGCATATTTCTTGTAAATCTTTGAATAAGATTTATCACAATTCTCAATCACATAAAGAATCAACTCCTTCTCTGTATCAAAGGTCCTACGATTCAAAAGATTCTCGAACATGATGTTTGATGTCTATAAAGTCATTATACAATAAAAAAGCACCCCGTGCAAGGAGTGCTGTGACGGTTATGGAAGTGGATCTATTTGTCAGCTACGATGGGGTATGCAAAAAAGATCAAGACACAAGCCCCAGCGATCGAGAAGGGAATTGAGACCACTAATGGTACTCCAGTCAGAGCAAATGTGTTACAAACGCCAATCACACAGGCTGTTGTAGCGGCGATGGCTAGAAACTTTTCAAATTTGGAAAACATTGCGGTGTGTTGCCTTGTGTTTTATGAATATAGTATAGGGCACCGGAGTGCCCTGTGGTCAATTGGTGGACGGTTTAGGAAGTGGTTCATTATTCATCTCCAAATAAAAATCCACTGCGTTGAACAATACGATAGTCTTTGGATTTAGGTAGATTCCTATAATGAGAGAAAATATCATCCGCAAACTCAATATCAAGTTGAAATTTAGCTGCTGAATGCAATTCTTTCATCATACGTTCATTGTTAAGAGTATCTTGATATTCAAAAGCACTCATGGACTCTTGTGCTTTATCCAGAGAATAAAACTTAGTCTCCCCCTCATAAGAAATAACTTCGTTTGTCTCTTTATGGGCAATCTGATAGTAAAAACCATATTTCATTGTTTATTTCTTATCAAACAGTTTGTTCATGTAATCCAGAACGGCATCATCAACATCAGATGTAATAGTTTGCTCTACAACATCATCAATTGAATTACCAGTCAATATACTCTTAGTTGCTGCAGCAGTGGTAAGAAATGCAGTGAGTTTCTTTTTAGTTTTATCTTCCTTCTTTTTCCTAGCCCTTTCTTTGTATTCTACAATGGCAGCAGCAATCTTTGCCTTTGTTTCTTCTGTGATGTATTTGTATTCTACCCTTTGCATACCTTTGAGAACGCGTTCATTCCAAATATGCTTCTCACAAAGTTTAACAATAATATCATCAGGAAGATTTACATTCGTAATAAAGTATGATTTAATGCGGGGATAGAACTCATCTTTAATTTTACCACTTTCAAAGACAGCACGAAGAATATCTACATCATCACAATAATCTACAAGATACTTAAGTTTAGAACTATCCCAAGAGCGAACAGAAACACCCCTACTATATTCAAGACTAAAGTATTGTGAATTATTTCTCCACTCTCTTGAAGCATACTTATGATAAATTTCTGATTCTGAGTGGCAATTAGTATCAAACTTATCAATCACATGAAGAATCAACTCCTTCTCTGTTTTAAAGGGAATAGGATCAGGAGTATTGGAATTGAAAAGATTCTCGAACATGGTCTTTGATTGACTACGAATACAATATACAATAAAAAAGACCCCTGTGGGGTCTCTGTGTGCCACTTCTTAAAGTGTCTTAAAGCTTCATAGTATCTCGTCTTCAACCCTGACAAAGGTATTCTACAGGGTTTTTAGAGTCTTGTCAAGCATTGGTTCTCATAATATATGCAAGTGCTAAGTATGGTGGTAAGTTTTCATCACCAGTTAGAGCAACACCATCTTGTTGTGTTGTTGTAATACCAGTTACGACATTAGAAGTTGTGGATGTAATTCCAACATCAGAATCAACAGTTTCTCCAGATGAAGTACCTTCAACGATTACTTCCGTTGTTTGTCCATCATAATTATGATCATGACCAGGATCAGTAATTCCGTGACCGTGAAGTGGTAATACAGCGTCTGTTCTACCACCAGTATCATTGACACTGTATGCATTTCCTGCACCAACAACAAACTTATCTCTTAAGTCTGGAGTGCCATTGGTTCCATCACATAATCTCCAACCATTTGGAATACTTGCAATCGAACCAGACCACATAATGATTCCACCAATCGGAATCATTGGACCAAATGTATTGGCATTAATGGCTACTTGAATTTCTTCACTTGTCTCATTATAAACAAGTGAACCTTTAGGAACTCCATTAGGAGTTACTTTCTTAGCAAGTTCAGTTCCAAATCCAGTTGTATTTTGCCAAAGGTTCCTTACAACATCCAAATCACTTTGCGGCATGGATGGTGGGATAAAGTAGGAATTCATCGTTGTTGATGCTGTTCCTACATCAAAAATAGATCTCGGGAAATAAGTATTGAAACCAACTCTACTCAAATACTTATTTCCTTGATAGTTTGTTGGAGCCAATCCAAGATTTGTGGATCCAAATCCAACGATTGGAGTGCCTACCTTTGGAACAATTAATAAAGTCTCTGAAATTATTGATGATGCAGCACTATCAACTTGGAAATTTCCATAAGACATATATGGAACGGTTGAACCCAATTCGGATGGAATTGTCCTTGGATCTTCTCGAATTACTCCATTAGGATCTGTAGTAATTCCTAAAATATTTCCCGATACAATTCCTTGATCCGAATATAAATTTCCAAATATTTGAGTTGCAAGTGGTGATAATCCTGTAATAAAGTCATTGTTATTGGTAGTACCAATGCCAACTTCACCACCAACATATAAATTTTGACCAATAGTTGCAGAAGAACCAACCCTAAAGTCGCTCTGAACAATCATATTAAAGAATGTACTAACACCTGATACAGTGTTAAAATTTTGTGTTGATGGAACAGGAATCGGACTACCATCTCCAAGAGTAACTTTATTAGTTCCTTGTCCTGCTGTTAAAACACCAACAATTTCTATATTATTGGATATAAATGCATCTCCACCAACTTCAAAATTTCTAGTTACGGGAGATGCACCTCTATTAACGGCAGCTTTTCCATCATAGAAAACTTCAAATTGCTTAGCATTATCATATTTTACAGAGAATCCTAGAGTTGTTCCTGCTCCAGTACCTTCATGTAAATTAATTGCAACTCCACCCAAATCATAATTATTAATATCTAAACGACCTGCTCCTGGAGTATATGATAATTCTACACTACTATTTCCTGCACCAACATCTTTTCCAAGACTTACGGAAGAACTTACATCACTCGTAATTACAACATCGGCAGAAGATAATGTGTTATCGACTCTTATATCCTCAAATGTTCCAATACCAACACTTAGATTTGTTGAGTCTGTAGAATCTGCAGAAAGAGTGCTTGCAGATATAGTTCCAGATGTATTAATACTGAAAGTATTTCCAATAGAAGTGTTTATTGTAATATCTGTGGATCCATCAAAAGCAGTTGCGGATGATTCTACTGCTCCGGCAAGTGTTATATTTCTTGCAGTTTGTAATGCTGAAGCAGTGTCCGAATTACCAGTAACTGTTCCACTTATCGGTCCTGAAAAAGATATAGCAGTAATAATACCACCAGACATCGTAATTGTAGAATCTACATTGACTGTAGTAAAAGTAGAAACTCCAGAAGAATTAATGTCTGATGTAATTACATTAGGAAGTCTCGCATCACTAATAGTGCCTGCTGTAATATTTGCGGCATCTGATAGATTATTTGCCGTTGTTGCGGTTCCCGTTACATCTCCAGTAAGATTACCAACAAAAGTATTTGAAGTTGTAACACCAGAAATAAGAACATTGCCGGTAGATTCAATTGCAACTCCAGATGATGTTGCTGGATTGAATCCTATTTGTAAAGAATATTCTGGGTTTGTGGTTCCAATACCAATCGATCTAAAAGTATGTAATCCTACTCCCTGTGCTACCCATCCTGTAGTGGAAATTGCAAATATTCCAGATAATAATGAAGCGTCTCCGACAAATTTAGTTGCTGTAATAACACCACTGTTTGAATCTATATCAATTCCAGATCCAATTTTTACATCTCCATAGAAAGAAGCAGTTTCTCCAATACCAAGAAGAGTTGAAGTCGTTAGTCCCTGAACACTAACCGCACCAGTATTCGTGCCACGAACATCAAGAAATTCGGTAGGGACAGATGTTCCAATCCCCACCAGACCGTTAGAATTTACTATAAAGTTATCATTATCAACCTGAACACCGTTCCTAAAATTAAATGACTTCCTGAAATTTGCCATTATTATAAGCTTTAGAGTTATTTATCGGATAATTTTTGCTCAAGTGCGTCAACCTTGTCAGAGAGTTCCTTAATTGCCTCTACAAGGAGAGGAACAAGTTTTTCATAACGGACTGCTTTGTATCCATTATCTCTCGTTGTGACCAGTCCTGGAAGTCCAAGTGCCTCAATTTCTTGTGCTATAACACCAGTATCACTTCCTTCATTATTAGTATTCTCGTTCCAATCGAATGTATTACCACTGATCGAAATAACTTTTGCAAGTGGATCATCAATAGGTGTAATGTTGTCTTTCAGTCTTTCGTCTGAGGAATAGAACGCTGTGATATCGTCAGTAACTTGAAGTTCTCCAACAATTCTAGTATCTCCATTAACATGAAGTGTTTTTTCTGGTAATGTAATTCCTATACCAACCTTACCATCACCTTTAATGGTCATTCTTTCTACTGGGAGAGTCAGAATTCCCTCTCCAGAACCAGTACCAACTATTTCTGGAGTTGTATAGAACTGAAGTCTTCCAGAAACACCAGTGTTTGTATTTGCAGATCCAACATTATCTTGCTGAACTTGAATTGCTGCACCAATTCTTGGTCCAGTACCAACAGATCCTTGGAATGTGAGTCTTCCTAATACGTCATTATTAAAGGTTGTTGAATAAGTTGCTTCATCAGATCCTCTAGATCCAACAAAGTTTATGTTGGGTCCTCTTCCAGGAATCTGCACTTCATGAGACATTACCAAGATTGTACCATCTCCACTGGTGTTGGGAGGAGTGTAGAAACCTACTCTTGCCGATCTTGTTCCAGATGAAGTTGGATTAATTAATGATGTCTGACATCTATTTGCATTTGTATACTCAGTACCAAAAATCCACTCACTATCCCAGGTTTGTACATATCCACCATTAGTAGCTGCACCTCCATCCTGATCCCCAAAAATGTTAAGGGTTATTCCTCTAGTCGTAGGACCATCTTCATAACGAAGAACAGTTCTTCCATCACTATCTTCAAAATTAAATCCACCACCAACAACATTTAATGCAATATCACTAGTGCCGTAGACTTGTCCTGGAAGTGTACCAATAGCAACATATGCTGTAGTGTGAACACCTGCGGCAGTTCTAACCCATGGGAGATTAAATAATCCCGAAGCATCTCCATTAAATGAATTTGCATATATAGATCCATTAACACCAAGTCCACCACCAAGAACCAGTGCTCCACTATTTGTTCCATCGGATTCCGTATCATCAGTAATTCTTACTTTGCCAGTAATTTGAGCACTATCCTTAATTCTTACATTCTTATTGAATGTTACGGGACCATCAAACTGAGAAAGAATTTCACCAGAATCTCCACCCTCAACAACAATTCTCTCTTTTACAGTTATTTCATCGAAGATTGCACTTAATCTTGCAGGATCTTCACCAGAAACTGTTGGAATTGGAGTATCAAATGAAGTCTCTTCACCAGTTGCCGATGACTTCTTAGTATTTCCAATATAGAAGTCACCTCTATTATTCATACCAGTATAGACAACAATACCAGCAGATCTTTCTTGTGCCTGTGAAAGAAATTCTTCTCTTTCTGTAAGAGTTCTTGTCTGAACTTGTGGGAGACCTGTAGAGTAGTTTCCGGGACCATATCCAAGATATTCAAATGTGTGACCAGATGCACGAATAATAGAATTTCTTCTAAATTCTACAGGAATTGGTTTGATCTTACGAATTAATGAACCATCAGCATGTTGTGTTGATTCTGAAGAAAGAACTCCACGAATTACATTAAGTTTATTTGTTCCAGTAAAGTCTGAGGCAGAAACCCTCATAATCTCATTATCAATTTGAATATAAGATCCAATCGGGAATCTTTCCGTAGTTCCAATTCCTGCTGAAGGATGTGAAACTGGAATCAGTGTTGTGTTAATTCCAATGCCACCAGAGACATCAATCTGAAGAGAATCTTTATCATAGAAAGTTGATGCTCTCTTTGCAAGATTTTCAGCACTTGAATCAGAAGTTCCTGTATTAGAAGAGAAGAAGTGCTTCAATACTTTATCTGGATTTGTCAGTTGTGAAGAAGTTGCTACTTCAAATGTATTAACACCTACTCTCGACTTAACAATAAAGTCTCCAATATTGTTATTAGTGGTATCAAGAACTCTAAATTTATTTCCAGAAACTAATCCATGTGGTCCTGTGCATGTAAAAGTACTAATTCCAGTGGTAGAGGTGAAACTTACACTAGAAACACTTGCTGCTGTTCCAACATGAATTAAAATCTGAGATTCTGCAATAATTGGATCTCCAGTAGTTCTGGCAATGGAGATTTGATTTGTTCCAGGAATAGAATCAATAAGATTATATGAGTCTGCAATTGTTCCAATACCAGTTATTTGAACATAATCACCATCAGAACTTACAATTTGTTCTGATGAGATATTGAAAAGTGCATTGCTTCCAGATCCAACGATTGTTTGATCGAAATATAGATTACCTGCACTGTATCCAGATCCACGAGATGTGACTTTTGCATCAATTACATTTCCACTTCCGTTTACAACCACAGTTGCAGTTGCACCTGCCCAAGTTCCAGTTTGGCTACCATTTAACAATTTGACATTATAATATGTTCCTGGTGTATATCCACTTCCTTGATTTGTTATTGTTCCTTGAACAATACCATTTAAACTGTGATTTTTTGTAAGGGTGATTGTTTGTGTTCCACCAGAGAGTGATCCAGGATTATCAATAGTTAGATTTTCTGTGAATTTTGTAATAAAAGTATCAGCAGATTCTCTAGTAATACTTCCTTTTAGATTACTTGTATGAACATCTCCGAGAGGAGAAAGAAGTGCTTTTGTCTTTGTTGATAGTGGAGAATCATCAATATTATCTCTATCAAGTTGTGGATAAAGATCAGTTACATTTTGACTATAACTTAAGTCTGTAAATTCTGATGATAATCTTGAATCTGCTTTCAATGCATAGACGTGATATACACCGTCCTGTTGTCCATCAATATATTCATTAATAATTTCATTTCTATAGATGTAGAAATTATCCTGTAAATCATTTCTCTCGTATCGAGGAAGAGACTCATTTCTAACACTTGTATCGTTAGTGAAGTCTCCAGGTGATGGATTTTGAGTGTTTGTATAAGTAAACTCTAAATTATTTGGAACAGATAAGACTGTAAATGTTCCATTATATCCTTTGTCAAAACTAGCATCTGTATTAACAGTATCGGTGACATTACGGATAATGATCTGATCTCCGACTTCCAAATTATGAGGAAGTTCTACTCTAACTGTCGATGTTGATGATGTATGATTGCAAGTTGCAATAAATCTTGGATTCTTATTGAATGTATACTCTGGGTCTGTTGCTCCCTTTGAGAAAGATGATGGGAACTCTGACAATGTAAAGTCGTTTTGATCTCTTACATTTGTTGTGCTTGATTCTTGAATGACAAATCCAGACTCTGGTGTTTTTGCATTCTCCAGTTCCTTTGGAACAACAACTCTAAATTTATAGATCTTCTCATCCAAACTTCTAATATCTGCAGATCTAGTTACAAATGTAGGATCCGTTTCTTCTCCAAGAACTGCTTGACCAAGAGTAGTAATTGCGTTGTAAATTTGGTTATTACTGTTGACTGTAATAAACCATCGACTTGCACTACTATCAAATTGAACTGGATGTCCTGCTTCTCCTGCAGATTTATCAGTTACTCTGCTTAAAATTCTAAGATCTGATCCAAAATAAAGTGTAATCTCATTGCCATTTTCGGCATCCGTCTTTGTCGATGCTAATTTTACCTTTGACCTATCTGCAGTAATTACCGAATCTGCTAAAGAAATAATGTAATATGGAACGTGTGGAATAATATTTTCTGGATAATCTCCACTATCACTAATCAGAATTACTTTTTCTCCAGTTTTTAATCCATTATTTAAACCAATTGTGAATTTGTTGCCAGAAACTTCCGTAACATTAAATTCTCTGAAAGAACTATTAACTCCATTCTCCATTAAAATGGATGCTTCACTAGTTCCATATCCAGAGATATTGGAGAAGTTAATAAACAATTTATCATCAACTTTTGCACCAACTCTGTATCCTTGTGTAAGAACAGGTGGAATTTCATCTTCTGTCGTAAATCCACGAAGATATAAATGAGTCGAAAGTCCAACAGATGTTGTTACTCCAACATCAATTGATAACCAATCAACATTTTCCTCATCTACAATGTTCGCTCTAGGTGGAATAACATTTGTAATAAATGCCTTATTATCTTTATCAAATGCCTCCTTCTTAAAACCATCCGAAGTTAAAGATAATTGACCAAAGTTTGAGTTAGAGTTAGTAATTGATGCATCACCACCACTTTCGCAAACGAAATGCTTATTATATCCAATTGCAAAGACAGAAACAATCTGAAGAATTGCGTCATTTGTGACTTTAATATGTGTTTGTTCCCAACCACTCCTATAGATTGCATCAGAATCTAAATGATAAATTTCTGCCGGATTTGTTGATGAGGATTCGTTTGAAAGATCTGCACCAGCAGTCTTAACATAAGAAATTCCAGAATATGCTCTACTAGTCTTGTCATATTTTACAAATGCACGATCGTCCTTTTGAAGGCTGACTCCAGTGAATTGAGCGACAACCATTGAACGGAATCCTGATGCCTTACTGCCATCAGCGTGCATTCCATTTAAACCATAAACAGAACGCATTGAAATATTAAAGATATATGGAGAAGCTCCAGATACTGTATCAGTTTCAATAGTTACTGTCGCACCAGTTTCGTCTGGTTGTGCGGGTAAGTTTGCTCTAAAAGTTGGAAGTAAATATGTGAATACTTTTGGATTATCTGGATCTACACTCTGAACTTTTGTGGAAACATTATAATCTTCTACTGAAACTCCACGAATCTTAATTGGAGTTCCAGTTGAAAGATTATGATCAGTTGCTGTAGTAACTGTAATTTGATTTGTGGCTGTGCCACCATCACCAGATTCAATATCAAGAATTGTGATTGGATCTGTAGCAAATGCTCCTACAATTTCCCACTCAGGTCTCTGCTTTGCAAATCCATCGGGTTGTGCAGGATATTTACTATCAATATCTCTATTTGGTGATCCAGATCCTGTACCATAAGCGTTTGATAATTTAGCATAGTACATGTCAAGATCTGTAAGATCATAACTTCCAGTACTATCGGAT